GGCCATCACCATTGAGGTGGCCAACAACGGCGGGGCGCCGGACTGGCCGGTGTCAGACAAGGCCTACGCCGCATTGCTGGACCTATTGACGGATATCTGCCGGAGAAATGGGATCAAGAAACTGCTGTGGAAAGGGGATAAATCCCTGATCGGCCAGATGGACAAGCAGAATATGACGGTTCACCGGTGGTTCGCCGCCAAGGCGTGTCCTGGGGATTATCTATATAACCGGCACGGAGAGATTGCCGCCGAGGTCAACCGGCGGCTGGAAGGAGAGGAGGAGCCCATGGATATTGCAAAGTTGATCTCTGAAATGACCAACGAACAAGCCTACCAG